ACCACCCTTAGATAAAGCATTTGAAGTTGACCCCATCATACACTTACCTATAATCTTACTACCCAAACGTAGACAGGTCTTTGTAACACGCCAATTGTTTAGTATGTTATTTGGTTTAATCCACTTCCCACTCTCATCGTGTACTAGGAGTAATAGCTTCTCACCATCATACGAGTTATCATCTGTATTTTTCCAATCTATTGTAGTATCCAAACCTTCAAGCTCTTCCGCTTCAACGTCATACATATTCTTCTTTGTAATCTTAGATGCAGGAATCCTAAAGGCTAGCTCAGTCTTTGGCTTATCCATACCATCCATAATTGGCTTAAAGAAGAAAGGGAGTCTACCATTGATAGGAACTACCTTATCTGTAAACATCTTCTTAGCATCAGAACCCGTCTTGGATAGTATGCCTACCCTAGAATCTTTCGCTAACGTACCTGTATTAACAGCCTCTGACGAACCCATAAAAGAAAAACCTGAACGTCTTATTTTTAGATAGGTCATTCCAAACGAACGCTTATCAGCCTTGCACGCTTCCCAAAAAATAAAAAAGATTCTGTTAGCTTCACGATAGTCAGGATAACCAACATCAATACTAGTCCATTGAAGATACATATAATGAGAACCTGTGATATACGTAGGTTCTCCCTTATTCATAAACCAATAACCGTCTTCCCGTCTGTCAAACTCAGTCTCAATATAATCAACCCACCTATCCTTAAAGACCGCAGGCATCTCATTCCATTGGAATATTGAGTTTATCTTTTGTAATTCTTTCGGGAAATCTGCTCGCTCCCAATACTGAAGGGATTTAGTCTTACTTCTTTGCGGGGTTATCTCGGGTCTTAATGGTAATCCTATCTTTAATCCTGATATTTCTACCACCTCTCCTACCTGCCCGGTCTTAGATATATTTATAAAGTCGTATTGCTCGTTGTAACCATACAACCAACTCCTTCCGTTATTTTTTTTCTTTAACGGGCCCTTAGGTATGTAGCCATCGACTACTCTGTATAAGTTATTTTGACCTTCGTTCTGCAAATCCTTGTTTGGTGTCTGTTCTTTTTGGTCCCTGAGCCTCTATCTTTAAATTGTCTTGCTCGTTATCAATACGCTTAAGTATTTCAAACGCATCAAATATAGACAGCTTCTTAGATGCAGCCGCATTCTTTAACTTGTCTGCAGCTAAATCGTCTTCAGGGTCAGGCTTTATAATATCCTCTTTAGCAACCTTTATCAGTTGCTTCACAGCTTTATATCCTGCCTCTATAATTTCTTTTCTTAACTCTGTAGAATCCATACTAAGCCTTCATAGTTATCTGATGGTCAAATACTCTATATAGAACCTCATCATCAATTGTAAACTCATACTCGCTATCAGGCGTAAAGAAAACTCTATCACCATCCTGCACGCCTTTAGATTTTAAATAATCATTTGAGTATACCATATCACCCATAAGAGGCTCGTACTTGCAAGCCTTGTCCATAAAGCTATCTAGCTTATCTATAGGTTTTACAAAACAAAATCTATCGTGACTATTCCAACGCCCGTCTCTTTTGTATAAGTAAAATTGGTCATTATCTACAAAGAATAAATCATCCTTAAAATAACTCTTACCACTTTTACGTCTACCCTTTATATCGTTGTAGAACTTAAATACGTTATGGTGAACTAAAAGAATATCACCTATACTTACAGGTCCTTTATATCCTACAGGAGTCTCAACCACCGTAGCTTGCCTATTAGAAAACTTATGCTCTTCCTCTGAGGTATTGACAATAAACTCCATCCCACCAATAGTCTTGGTATTGGAGTATCGCTTACCTTCTATAGGTCTTACTATGAAATTAAATGGGGACTTCATTAAGAGCCGCACGCTTCACAGTCCTCGTCATCTATACTGCAAGCCTCGGGCTGTTCTTTTTCTTCTAAGTCAACTATCCAAGAATCTAAAGTATCTTTCTTAGATTCGTCTGCTCTCTTTACAGAGTCTATAATAAAATCGTCTTTCTTGTTACTCATCTTAAAAGTTTATATTGTATTCGATTGAAATTGGTATACTAGAGTTAAACTCTTTCCACAAAACTATAATTTCCTCACGTTGTATCCAAATCTTATACGACATAGATTCTTTATCGTACTGTATGAGGTGTATCTTGTGTGAGGCTCCTAGAATATCCTGACCAACTAGGTAGTGCATCGCACCTGACTTGTAGTCCGGACCTACAGATATTTTTCTAATATCCATTATACTTTATTAATTCTAATTACAGATGAAGGTATATCACTAAATCCTGTTGTTGTTGAAACACCTAAACCTGCTAACACTATCGATGCTTTAAACTCAAATGTTAAAACATCATTTGAATCTACGGATAAAACAAAAGTGTTTATTGTAGTGTCAAAAAATCCACCTACACCTGATACAACATAAACACTGTCTTCGATAGTATTTCCAATTTGTGTACCGTTTAACTTTGATGCATAAAACATATTAAAGGTCGCTCCGCTTCCTGAAGTAATTCTTCCTCCATTAAACCTTGATTCTATAATATACCTACCTGCTTTTAAGAAAGTTATTGAACCATCCGCAGCTAAAGAAACAGAATCATTTGCAACAGCCGAACCAAAAACAACTTGCTGAGGTGTGTTAACAGCACTTACAGGTTGTGCTACAGGTTGTGCTACAGCATTAAATGAATTTAAAACTAACCCTTGACTTAAACCTAGTACATCACCAACCGTAAAATTTTTTGTAGCTGAATTGTCATTAGCGTCAGTACCTATTAGCTTGTCTGTTAAGGCAGGTGCTGTTGTTGAATACGAACTTATTTTTGGCATAACTATTTTTTTTCAGGTGGCTTTATCTCTCCCGTCTCAATATTGATAACAGAGTCCTTGCCATATTTATCTATTAACTTTCTTTCTTCTTGCGCTGACTGCTCTTTAAGAGCTGACATTTTTCCTATAAGAGCGTGCTGCTGTAGTACTGTTTCACCTAACTGCATCTTGCACTTATTAAATTCTTTTAATGAGCCTTGAAGAGACTCTAGCTCTTCACTTGTTAAATTTGCCATTTGATTAGATTTAGTTTCCTACAAAGATAGGAAATTATTTCTTAGACGAGCCGCCAAAGAAAAAGTCAATAATGGTATTAACCTTACTAGACATCGCTCCAAAGACTGTGCTTATAAATCCTATCTCATAATCAGATAATTCAAGTGTGTTCATTACAAAATACTTAAACATCGTATACGACAAAAAGAAATAAGCTGCTGTAAAAATAATAGCAAGAACCTTTTGTATTATACTGTCATCAGCAAATAAATTACGTGCGCTCTTTCTATCCTCTACTTCTAAAGCATACATTTCTTTTTCGTGGTTTTGAACAACCTCTTCAAACTTTTGCTTTAAGGCTAATCGTTCTTCATCCGTAGTAACAACCTCATCTATAATTTCAGAAGCCTGCCCTACCAATTTACCTAATATATTTTTAAACATCTGCATATCTGTATTTAGTGTCACCCTCATCGTCTTTAAACGCTTCAAGCACTTGGTTTCTGCTACCCTTTTTCTTCAAGGATATATGTATCCAAGCGAAGTCAAACTCGTTTATCATTTGGTCAAACTCTATACCTGAATCTAAAATCCATTCATAGATAAGCTCGTTCATCATTTTTCCGTTTTGCCAAAACTGCAGGTCCAACGCCTCACCTTTGCAATGCTGCGAAGAACGACTACCCCCAATAGCACGATTGAGTTCCGGGTTGCGATAACCACTACTGACCCTGATAGGACCAACAGCGTCACGAAGAGGCTGTATAAGATTGTCCACAAGGTACTGCATATTCTGTAGGTGCGTTTCAGTCGGCTCATTATCTATCCCTAATCTTTTGGCTGTATTGCTGTGTGTTATTTCAGACAATGCAAAATTTTTACTTAATTTCATTACTCAGTTTTTGCTTGTTTAATCTCTAATTCTTTTACTACTTTACGTAAATAATCTACCTCTTTTTGTAAGTAGTCTATTTTTAAATCTTGCTTAGCATCATCAGGTAAAGCACCCATTTCACCTCTAGGCCATTTAACTCTAAACTCGTGGTTAAGCTCTACATTATCTTGCATACGTATAACATCTAACTGTAATTGAGAAATCTCTGCAGTA